CCACGTGCGACCTGGTGCGCTACCTGCCGCAGCTGGAAAGTGAGATTCTTTTCGAGTACTACGTGGAAGGCGCCAGCACCGGCGCGATCGCGAAGAAGCACCAGTACAGCGAGGGCTACATCCGGCAGAAGAAAAAGTCTGCCGAGGCGAAGCTGCTGAAGCTCGACGCGAAGGCGATCCGGAACGTCACACCCAACTGGTACCGGAAAGAGGCCGACACGTAAAAGAAAACCGCCCACGCGGGCGGTTTTGGGAGACAGAACCGCAGCAACGGCGGGAGAAGTCGGCCGCGGATCCACCTGCGGGCATCAACGGGCACCTGCACCGAAACAGCGCAGGCGTGCGCAGACCTGCGGCGAGTACGGTTGAAATACGGCTGGCCGTGTGCTAGTGTTAAGCTGCAAATGAAGCGGAGGGGCGAAAGCCTGCTCCGCTTTTTACGTGGGAGGTGAATCATGGCGGATATTGGACCCGACTGCAGCACGTGCTGGAAGCGCGGCCAGTGTGCCGGCGCCCAGGACGGGACCTTCTGCCCGGCGTGGCAAAGCCATGAACCCCAGCCCAGGGGTGATGGATGGGCCGAGCAGTGGAGCCGGGGCGATGACAAATGAGCGAAAAGGGCTATAAAGAGTCCGATCCGTTCTACCACAGCAAGGAATGGAAGCGCCTGCGCCGGCTGGCGATCGAACGCGATCGCGGCATGTGCTGCGAGTGTATGCAGAAATTCCAGATGGGGATCATCAAACGCCCGCACCGGGCCGAGATGGTGCACCACATCACCCCGATCAAGGATAACCCTGCGCTGGCGCTCAGGCTGGACAACTTGGAAAGCCTGTGCAACGCCTGCCACAACGAGAAGCACCCGGAGAAGCACGCCGGCCCGCGCGAGAAGGCCGACGAGCCAAAGCACCAGATGCGAATCATCAAAATCTAAGTGAGGGCCATCAGTATGAATGACAACCTGAAAGCCCAGCACCGCGAGCAGATCGACGACCCCCGCGCCTGGGCGATGTATGAGACGCTGTGCGCGGCCTGTGAGACCCGTGACGGCGGGATGACAGACGCGGACCAGATGATCGTCGGCGACTATGCCATGGCGGAGCAGATCAAGCAACAGCTGATCCTGGACATCCGCGAGCGGGGCATCGGCAGCCAGCAGCACAACGGGCGGCAGAGCTACTGGCAGGACAACAAAAGCGTGCCGCAGCTGCGCGCCTACTGCGACCAGCAGCGCAAACTGCTGGCCGAGCTTCGGCTGACGCCGCAGGCACGGAGGGCGGAGCCTCAGAGCTTCGCCGCGGATGACTTCGACGACTTCCCGGACGCATAACCAACAGAGCGAGATCGGCAACGCCATCGCGAGGATCATGGCCTACGCGAAGGCGTCGGCAGATGAGGGCAGCCCCGTCTGCCGGAAGACCAGGCAGGCCTGCCGCCGCTTCCTGGACGATCTTGAACGGGCCAAGGATCCAGCCTGGCCCTGGCGCTTCGATGAAACGAAAGCAGCGCGGCCAATTCTTTTCATCGAGCGTTTTCTCGCCCCGACGAAGGGCGACTACAGCCGGATGGAGCTGCTCCCCTGGGAATGTTTCGTGGAGGGCAACCTCTACGGCTGGGTAGATAAACAGACCGGGCTCCGGCGCTTCCGAGAGGGCCTGATCCTGGTAGGCACCGGCAACGGCAAGAGTACGTTAATGGCTGGCAACGCGACCTTCGGCGCGTGCAAGGACGGCGAGCGCGGCGCGGACATCTACCTGCTGGCCAACTCGAAAGAGCAGGCCGGCATCGTATTCAACGAATGCCGCAGCCAGATCATGGCGTCGCGCTACCTGGCGCCGCGTTTCCGGACGCTGCGGGACGGCGTATATTACGACGCCGAGCGGGCGACAATCCGCAACAGGTCGAGCGATTCGAAGCGCCTGGACGGCCTGAACCCGCATATGGCGATTTTCGACGAGATTCACGAATACAGGGACTTCAAGTTGATCAACGTGTTCAAAAGGAAAGCGCCGAAGCGTCAGCAGCCGCTGATCCTCTACATCAGCACGATGGGCAGCGTGATCGATGGTCCCCTCGCTTACTACTACGACCTATTCTCCGATGCCATCGCCGGCAAGCTGGATCCGGCAGTCGGTGACCGCATGTTTGGCTTCATCTGTGAGCTGGATGACACCGACGACATCGAAGACAGCAGCAAGTGGATCAAAGCCAACCCAAGCCTGGGCTACCTACTTCAGCTGAGCGACCTGCAGCAGATCTGGGAGCGCGATAAATATATCCCCCAGCAGCGGGCCGACTTCATCACGAAGCAATTGAACATCATGGTGAACGCCGACGACATGGCATTCATACAGCCGGAGATTCTGAAGCGCAACCGCGGCACGATGGACGAAGCCGAGCTGGCCGGTCGCAGGTGCTATGGCGGCTTCGACTTGTCCGACCGTGAGGACTTCACGGCGGCCGCCCTGGAGTTTCCGCTGGATGACGGCCGCTACTTCGTGAAGATCCACAGCTGGGTGCCAAAGGCGAAAGTGGAGGCCGACATGGAAAAGATCGACTACTACGGCCTGGCCATGCGCGGCCTGCTGACGATCGTCGACGGCGACTACGTGGATCAGCAGCAGGTTTTTGACTGGTTCAGCGCCATGCGGGAGAAGTATGAGATCGTGAAGATCGGCTACGACCCGGCGAAGGCGTGGAAGCTCAGGCAGATGCTGGAAGCGAAAGGCTTCGACTGCGAGATCGTCCGCCAGGGCCCACTGACGCTCAGCGACCCGATGCAGGACATCCGCGAACTGCTCAGCGCCGGCCGGATCATCCACAACGGCGACAGCATGCTGGAATGGTACACCGACAACGTGCGGATCAGCAACGAGCGCCGGCACACCGACAAGGGCAACATGATGCCGACGCGCCGGAACAAATACCGCAAGATCGACGGCTTCGCGGCCTGGCTGGATGCCCACGTCGTCGATATGGAAGCGAACCCGGCCGGCGCCGTCTTCACGCCGCCGAAGGTCTACACGCTGCCTGAGCTCAGCCGCTTCGGGCGCAGAAGGGAAAGGATAGCAAGATGAAGCTGCCTTCTTTTGGGAGAAAGAAACGGGCCGAGGCCTCCGGCGCGGCCCCGCGGGAGCCGACCGCGGCCAGCAGGGCGCCGGCGCTGCGGCAGGTGCACCACCTGCGGGCCGACGCGACGCTGCGCGGCAGTGAGCTGATCTATGCTGCGGTCAGCCGGATCAGCAGCACGATGGCGTCGCTGCCCATGCACCTGTACAAGGGGTGGGAGATCCAGACGGGTCACCCGCTGGAGCAGGTCGTCTGCCGGCAGCCCAACCCGAACTTCACGCGGTTCAGCTTTGTGCAGACGATGGAGGCGCTGCGCAACACCGAGGGCAACGCCTACGCGCTGATCGTCCCGGATGCCCTGGGCGCCACCCGGCGCCTGGACATCCTCGACCCCAGCTATGTGACGCCCGCCCTGCATCCGGAGACCGGGGAGATCTGGTACTACGTGACGCTCGACGGCACGCGCAAGCCGATCCCCGGCAGCAGCATGATCGCGCTGAAACACATGAGCGGCAACGGCCTCAAGGGTATCAGGCCGATCGACGTGCTGCGCGGCAGCCTTGATTTCGACCGGCAGACGAAAGAACTGAGCCTCGACCAGCTGGACGGCGTCAATCATGGCATTATGTTAACCGTGCCGAACACCGGCCTGGGCCCGGATGAGCGCGCCCGCGTGGTGCAGGATTTCTTCGAGGCTTACGATCAGAGCGACCGCAAGGTCGTAGTGCTGGAAGGCGGCCTGCAGGCCACGACATTCAAACAAGACGCGGTCGACAGCCAGCTGCTCGACGTGGAAAAGATCACGCGCGGCCGCGTGGCGACCGTGTATATGATCCCGCCACACATGCTGGGCGACTACAGCGCCGCGAAACCAAGCACGATGGAGCAACAGATGATGGAGTACCTCACGCTGACCATCATGCCGATCGTGGCACAGTGGGAGGCCGAGCTGAACCGCAAGTTGCTGACGCCCGCCGACCTTCGGGCCGGTTATACGTTCCGCTTCGACATGGATGAAGTCGCCAGGGCTGACCTGAACAGCCGCGCGAACGCGAACCAGATCGCGATCCGTGGCGGCTTCAAAAAGCCGAACGAGGTGCGCGCCTCCGAAGGCCTGCCGCCGGATCCGAACGGCGACCGGCTGATGACGAGCCGCGACCTGATCCCGCTGGAGATCGCTGTGCAGCATCCGGAAATGCTGCTCGGTGCGGCGGGCGCATCCTCCGGGGAAGGGAGGAATGAAGCGTGATTGACATCCGCAAACGCGCGGACGGCAGCGGCGAGCTGCAGCTGGATGGCGTGCTGGAAACAGAGGAAAGCTGGTGGAACAGCGACGGCACCGTCGTGGCCCGCGACTTCCGCCGGGCGCTCAGCACGTGCAAGGACGTGACGGTCTACATCAACAGCCCCGGCGGCGATGTGATGGCCGGCTCGGAGATCTACACGGCCCTGCGGGAGCACAGCACCAGCGGCCGCGGGAAGATCACCGTGAAGGTCAGCGGCATCGCCGCCAGCGCGGCCAGCGTCGTGGCGATGGCCGGCGACACCATCCTGATGAGCCCTGTAGCCTACATGATGATCCACAACCCGTGGAGCTTCGCCCAAGGCGACGCGCGGACGATGCGCCAGACAGCCGACGTGCTGGACACGGTGGCTGAGGGCCTGATCGCCGCGTATCAGCTGCGCACCGGCAAGAGCCGCGACGAGATCACGGCCATGCTGGATGCGGAGACCTACATGAGCGCGCAGGAGTGCGTCGACGAGGGCTTCGCGGACGGCATCCTCTACGCCGACGGCCAGACGACCGGCGACGACACCCACAAGGCGACCAAGGCCAGGATGACCTCGAAGGCCTACGGCAGGCAGGCCGTCTGCGCCCTGATCCGCGACCACAGCCCGGCCCCGGAGGAGCCGGAAGCGCCTGATGACACTGCCTGGCGCGAGGAAATCGCCGCAAGAGCGGCAGCGACTGCCGCAGCAGCTGCGGCGATGATCGGATAAGGAGGAAAACCCCATGGACATCACCGAGATGAAGAACCTGTGGAGCAGCCTCGGCGCCCAGGTGCGCGACTGCTCGGCGGATCTGCTCCGGATGGCCGGCGACAAGACGGTCAGCCACGAGGAGATCAACGCCAAGAACGAAGAACTGGCGGATCTTCAGACCCGCCTGACGGCTGCGAAAGCGGCCTATGACCAGGAGCTGGCCGCCCAGAGCAACGCCATGCCCGTCGAACCGAAGAGGGAGGAAAAGCCCATGAACACCGAGATGCTGAAAACCAACGAATACGCCCGCGCGTTCGCCTATGCGCTGCGCAACGGCATCACCCCGCGCAACGGCCGCGGCATCGAGCAGGTCAAGATCCTGTTCGACGCGATGACTGAGACCGGCGGCGATCCTGCCGGCACCGACGGCGGCTTCCTGGTTCCTGTCGACATCGACAACCAGATCCACGAGAAGCGCCGCGAGCTGCGCCCCCTGGCTGACCTGTTCAGCTATGAGACCGTGACCGCCCCGACCGGCTGGCGCGTGGTCGACACCGCCCCGACCAGCGGCATGAGCTCCGTCGATGAGATGGGCACCATCGCCTCCAGCGGCAGCCAGCCCGCCTTCGCGAAGGTTGCCTACAGCCTGACGAAGTACGGCCTGATCGTGCCCGTGTCCAACGAGCTGATGACCGACAACGTCGCCAACCTGTTCGGCTACCTGGCCAACTGGTTCGCCAAGAAGCAGGTCCTGACCGAGAACGCCCTGATCATCGGCGCCCTCGACGACCTCGACGCCGCCTCCAGCGCGCTGAACGCGTCCAACCCGCTCGGCGGCCTGAAGACCGTCTTCAACGTCACCCTGGACCCGGCCATCGCCGCGAACTCCGTGATCATCACGAACCAGAGCGGCTTCAACGCCCTCGACCAGATGCTCGACGGCGACGATCGTCCGCTGCTCCAGCCCGATCCCACCAACCCGACGCTGTACCGCGTCCTCGGCCATGACGTGCGCGTGCTGCCTGACGCCCAGCTGCCGAACCTCACCAGCGGCACCGGCAACGACGCCACCACCAGCGCCCGCTTCTACATCGGCGACGCGACCCAGTATGCCTGCCTTTTCACCAATGCCGGCTTCCAGCTCACCAGCACCGACATCGGCGGCAGCGCCTTCCGTACTGACTCCACCGAGGTCCGCGGCCTGATCCGCATGGGCATCGCGAAGTTTGATACCGACGCGATGGTCTGCCGCACCTACGTCCTGTAATCACAAAGGAGGGCGGCAAATGGCAACCCTTGACCAGCTGAAGGCCTTCGCGGGCGCCGATCCGGACACGGACGATACCGCCCTGCAGATGTGTCTGAAGGCCGCCGTGGCGTGGTTCGCGACCGCGGGAGTGACCGCGGACAATAACAACGATCCCGACGGCTATGACTTCTGGGTGTGCAACCTGGCCGCCTTCATGTACGACCACCGCGGCGGGGACGCTGAGATCCCCGCCCCGATCGTGCACAGCGTGCATCAGCTGAGGGCGGTGAGCATATGACGGCGGGCGACCTGAAGCACCTGATCACGCTGCTGAGCCCGGCCGGCTACGCCCTGAGCGCGGACGGCCAGCGCAAGCTGAAGTATGACGTGGCGGCGCACGTGTACGCCTCCATGGCGGACGTCAGCAGCCGCGACTTCTACGCGGCGCAGGCCTACAACGCAGCCGATACCGTGACATTCGGGATCCGCTGGCGCGACGACATCCAGAGCGCCTGGCGTGTGCGGCACGGCGGGATCACCTACGAGATCCTCGAGGTGAACCATCTGGGCTACAAACGCGACTACATCTACCTGAAAAGCCGCCGGGTGCAGGGCGAGGTGGTGAGCTGATGGCCAGCGTCGACTTCAACGGGATTGACGCCCAGCTGCAGCGCATGAGCCGCCTCGGCCAGAACATCACCCCGGCGGCGAAGAAGGCCACCAAGGCCGGCGCCCAGGTGATCGTCGCCGCCCTGAAGGACGCGGCGCCGAGGAAGACCGGCGGTCTGGCCGAAAGCGTGCAGGCCGGGACGCCGAAGGCCGCGGAAGGCGGCGGGTACACAAGCGAGATCCTCCCGGTCGGTGACAGCCCGACCGGCGAGCCCTACGCGAAGGTCGGCAACATTCTGGAATACGGATGGAGCGATGGCACCCGCCACTATCCATGGTTTTACAACACGGTGGCAGCGGCTGACAGCGACGCCAAAGATGCAGCGGCGGCTGCGGCTTATGCTGAACTTCACAAGGGGGTGGGCTGATGGACGTGCTCGAACTGTTTGCGGCGACGCTTCAGCCGCTTCCCTGGCCGGCGACGCAGCCGCCCGGCGACAGCCAGGCGGTCACCTACCTGACCTTCAACGAGACCAGCTGGACCACCCCGGAATCCAGCAGCAACGCCGCCCGGCGCCGCCGCCACCTGGTGCAGCTCCACGCGATCACCACCGGCAGCGACGGCGAGCACCGCGAAGCCCTTCGGCAGGCCATCGACCTGCTGAAGGCCGCGGGCGTCCGCGTCTACGCGGGCGGGCCGGACAACTACGAGACCGACACGCGCAGGCATCACATCGCCTGCACGTGTGAATACTGGGAGAAAATAACCTAAAGGAGGACAGCGCATATGGATGGTTACTACACCGGCGTACTCGACCTGTACTGGGCCGAGATGACGACCGAGGACACGGCCACCAGCGCCCCGGAGTACGACACGCCCGCCGTGCTGGGCAAGACCATCGAGGTGACGATCACGCCCGTGACCAAAGAAGGCAAAGTCTACGCCTCCAATGTCGCGACCAGGAATGAGGACCGCATCGTCGGCTACGACGTGTCCATCAATCC